CTGATCCATAAGTTGGTTCTGGTAGAAGCCGCGCCTTACAGGCCGGGCGGATCAGCAAGACGGTAAGGCCCGTCACGGCACCAGGGCGCAGGTTGGGCACTACCTCCAGCATGGGGGTCAATCCGGTACTTGAGGCCGTGCCACCCACCACGATGCGGTGCAGCGCATGGCGGACTGGACTGTTGCCATACTGAAACCCCAGCATGTCGCCCGCGCTCAGCACATATCCGCTTGGAAGCCCTGTGATGCGCAACTCACGCAGATTGCTGGCCACCGTGTGGATTGTGACCGTGCGGGTGCCGAGGATCACACCGGAAGGATCGCTTGCCGGGCCGATGTAGCGCGGATCATAGCACAGAAACGAGGCTCCCGGTTGATCCATCAATCCGAGCAGCGCTTCCATTTGCGCATGTCGCGGATGGTTGGCCTGCGCGAGCCGAATGCTGCCGGTCCACAGCGATGCCCCGAGGCTGGTGCTGATCACCGTGCCGTCACCCAGCCGCGTGTGCTCCTGCGGATGCGACAGGCGAAACGTCACCTCCTCGACGCGCAAGGCGCCGAGGAACTGCACATAGGTTAATGGATAGGTCAGTGCCATCAGCCGCTCCGCCGTGGGTCTTGGCTGACGCGTGCCACGGTGCGCGGCGCTACCAGCCGGTCATATTGTTGCAGACTGCCTTGAACGATCTCGACGGATTGAGCCCCAGCCTGTTCCATGATGCGGCCTACCAGCCCGTCGCCAAGCTCGATCCGCACGCGCGACATGCCACCTCCACCAGCACCATATTGCGCAGCTTCGCGGCGGTTCAGCACGCGCTCTCCACGCTGCAGGATGGTGGGCACTTCATCCGCGCGCAGGCCCGCCATGCCACCTGCGTGCATCCGCGGCGCGCCTGCAAAGGCTATGGCCGGAACGGAGCGCGTCGCACCTGACAGGCCGACCATGCCACCGCTGTGCAGTACCGCTGACGCAACATTGCCGCCAAGGGTCGGGCCCGCAAATGCCGTACTGAGCGCATTAGCAATCGGGCCCAGCACTGCTTTACGGAATTGCAGCACGGCAAGGTCCGTCAGGATCGACGCGATCAGCCCCTTGAAGTCGACCTTGCCGGTCTTCACGAAATCGCGAAACGCGCCCTCAGCCGAACGGAAGGCACCAACCAGCGTATCGCTCAGCCCCTTTCCCCAATCCATCGCCTGATCCGCATATTGCGACAGACCTTGGGACACCGCCCGCCAGCCTGTGGCGGCCACTTCACCACCCTCTTTGGCATCGGTGCCCGCCTGCCGGGCCGCAGCGCCTGCGCGGGTGGCAGCCGTCTCAGCCTCTTCCAGCTCGGCGGTGAGCACTGCCGCTGAGGCCGCAGCCCCGCTGAGTGCTTCTTCACCCTCTGCGTCAGCCCCGCTGACCGCATCGCGCAGCGCCTGCCAGCTTGCAAGCGGCAGTGTGGCACCCCTTGCGAGGTCTTCCGCTGCACTCCGGTAGGTATTTGCCGTCGCAAGCGCCTCACTGGCGATACCGTCGAGGCCAAGGTCGGGAACTTCCAGCAGGTCGGTCTCAAATCCGCGGGCAAAGCCTTCTGCCGCGCGCCCGCCGATATCGACGGCTTGCGGCACCACCCGTTCCCATTCGGACAGGTCAGGAGGATCAAGCGCCAGCTCTGGAAACCGTCCGCCGATAGTGATCAGTGTATTTACCCCGCGGGTGATACCCGCGATACCGGCCTCCATCGCCTCGATCAGCTTGTTGATCGACAGCGCACCAATGCGCGCAAACACATCCGGCAGTGCGCCAAAGACAGATTGCACGGCAAAGAACGTGCCCTGGAATGTGTTCACAGCAGTGTTGCCAAAGCCCACCACACTCTCGATCGCCGAGGCCATGCCCGATGCTGCATCGGCCTTGATGTCGTAAAACATTGCCGTGGCAGCCGCACCTGCTGCTGAGGCGCCCATCTTGATCCGGCCGAACACCTCGGCTGCCACGTCTTTGAGCAGCCCCAGCGCATTGCCGATCCCACCTGCACCTTTGACCAGCCGGGTAAACTGGAAGACCAGCTCGCCAGCGCCCACGATGAGCGCGCCGATGCCAGTGCGGATGATCGCGGCCTTGAGAAACACGAACGCCGTGGTCAAGCCGCTAACAGAGAGTGCGGCTTTACCCATCGCCAGCACCCAGCGGCCAGCCATCAGCCCTATGAGGGTCGCAGCATAGGTGGCGAAACGCGTCAGGTTGTCGAAGGTGAAGCGGATCGCCATACCGAGCGGGCCTGTTACCTTTGCAAACGCTACCAGCCCGTTGACCACGGCCTCCAGTGCGGGGGCTACGGCGACGGTCAGTTGATTGGAGACCCCGCGCCACAGCAACCCCAGCCGCGAGATGGCGTCGTTGGTCACCTCGATCTGCTCTGCGTCTTGCTCAGAAACGGTGACCCCAAAGTCACGCATGTCCTGCGTCGCTTGCCGCAATGTGGCGCTGTCGATGCGCGCCATGGCGATAGAGCCTTCTTCTCCAAAGAGCTGACCGGCGACCGCGGCGCGTTCAGCCGCTGGCACGAATTGCGCGATTGCGCTGTTGATCGCATCGACGCGTTCATCCAGCGGCATCCGCATCAGCCCTTCAGCCGATAGCCCCAAACGGTCCAGCGCTGCCGCCGCCGGACCGCTGCCAGCTGCTGCCTGCGAGAGGCGCCGCGTCAGGTCTTTGGTGGCTTGCTCAATACCTGACATGGAAACGCCCGCAAGCTCTCCTGCGCGCTCGAGCACCTGAATGCTGCCCACCGTGGTATCCAGCGACTGCGCCAGCTTTGCCTGTGCATCGATCGTTTGCAGACCCGAGCGCACCATAGCCGCACCGGCTGCGACTGCAGCCACTGCAGTGGCGGCAGCAAACACCTTTGCACGGCGCGCGAAGGCCGCCAGCTTGGCATTGGCGATCTCGGTCTCGCGTGAGAGCCGCCCCATGCCCTTGGCACCAGCGTCGCCCACACCTGTCAGCTCGGCTTTGACCTGCTTGCCGCCCGTTGCGGACAAACGAACAGAAACGCGTTTCTCACTCATGGCTGGCCTCGATTTGCTGGTTGATCTTGCGCACCATCACGGCCTCGATGGGCGGCAACAGCTCGGCCAGCGCTTTGGTGGAGACGCCCAAGGCCGCACCAAGGTGCAGTGCTGCACCCATGTCCCAGCCGGTCACCGACCTGCCTGCGATGCGCATTTGCCCACCCAACCGGTCCACAACATCCCAGACCTGCACGCCTTCAAACGTGACTGGGGCATTCAGGGTTTGCGGGCAGTCCGGGCACGGCCCCGTGCAGGCTTGGCAATAGGCTGCGCCCCCGCCGAACTCCCAGTCGGCAAGGGCGCAGAGACGTTTTTTTCCTGCTCCAGCAAAAAGCCGGAATTGACATATTTTGTCTGGAACGCCTCAAAGATTGGCCAGACCTCCAGCAGGGCGTCGATGCCCGCGGGCGTCACCGAGGCGGGCTTGCCATTGGCGTCACCAACGCCCTCCCAGTCCTTGATGGCAATCCGTGCCACCGCCTTGGCCATCACCAGCGCCAGATCATCGTTGGTGAGCGTCTCCATGCTGTCGCCGAGTGCTGCGATCTGCGGATCGCGCCGCGCGGCAATCATCATGGCCGTACCCATGGGCTCCACTAGCACGCTGACGCCGTGGCCGAGATCAAGCCAGTCGGGTGTGTTCGACAGGTTCAGTCTGAGCATGCTCAATACCCCGCCAGGCTGTTGGTCAGCACGACCGTACACATCCGGCCAGGATCTGCGGCCAGTGCCGCCTGCCAATCAAAAGTGGCCTGAATGCCCTGTGGTCCCGATATCTCGACCCGCGGGCGCGGTAGATAGACGGCATGGGCCGTTAGCTTCAGCCCGACGCCACCAATGAGCGTATAGTCAAACTCCAGCGTGCAGGCTTCGCCATTGATGGCTTGGGTCACCAGCGTCTGATCAGCAAAGCGTACGACGATGTTGCCCGTGAGTGCGGCCACCGATGGGTCCGCTCCGTCGATCTTGCCGTCAGAGCGGATGGTCTCAATGCGATCGAGGTTGTTGGCATAGTTGATATCTGCCGTGACCACATTGCCGATGGCTTGCCCGTTGCGCTTGATGGAGCCGTTGAAATGGCCAAAGCGCGTTAGCGTCAGATCAGCCAATGTGCCTGCGGCAGATGTGGTCGCGATTGTTTCGCCTTGGGCCACAACGCTGGCCGTCGCGGTCAGCAGCCCCGAGCGTCCCATCTGCCAGTTGAGACCGTCAAGCTTGCATCCGGCATACATCGCATAGCGTGGGATCTCGGGCATACCGGTCTCAATGGCGAAGGATGGCAGGTTCCAATTGCCCGACTGGAACGTGTGGGTCTTGGTTGTGGTGCCGGCTGTCGTGGGCGAACCAAATGCGGCTTTGAGCCAGAACCCGATCGAGGTTGCATCAATTGGGATCACCACATTGCCATCGGCAGTTACGGCATCCTTGGTAGGCGCAAGGGGATCGCGCCCATAGCCCAAAAGTTCTGAGGCCAGCAGCGGCTGCTCGGCCCCCAGCGTAGCGCTTGCAAAAGGCATGCGTGTGAAGCCGCTGGCAGGCGGTGTGCCATAAGTCGTCTCGAACGCCAGCGCCATCTGCGCGCGCGCCCCTTGGGCTCGTGCCATCGTGTCTCTCCTTGAATGTCTACTGTGTTGTCAGGCCAGCGCGTCGCTGGTCGCGTAATGCAGGATGATCGGAATGATCGCCGCCTTGATGGAGGCACTCCCCTCGACAGGCAGATCAACCGGTTCAGGTGCTTCCGCCTCGACCCAGTCGCAGCGCCCACGCAGGGTGCGGTCTGCCGCAATGGCAGCGCCAATCCGCCCGATCAGCCGGTCGAACCGCGCATCGCGGTCCTCGCCGGTCTGCACGATTACCTCGAGCTCGGCGCGGTGCTGGTAATGATACATCAGCGGCGAAAGCGTCACGCCGGGCTCGCCTGGATCGCCATCGCGCAGGATCATCAGGCCTGTGGGCGGGATCCGCTCAGGCAGCACCTCACCGCGCAGCACCGGCACATGCGGCACCGTGCTGAGCAGGTCCGCCAGAGCGGTGAGGATCGTTTCGCGCGGCGTCATCCGGTTTTCCCTTCGACCCAATTTGTCACGATCGCCTTGGGTATCTTCTCTTGCGCGGCCTTTGCGTCACGCGCGAGATCCAGCCGCTTGCGCAGCTTTACTTGCGGCACCAGCAGGAAGATTGGCACTGTGGTCAAGCCGCGCCCGGTCTTGGACCGCGAGGCCACGCCGACCCCGCGTGTGTTTAAGCGGCCTTCGGCCACCAGTAAGCTCGGTCCGCTGCGGCGATAGATAAACCGCAGCCGCAGCCCGCGCCGTCGTTCCCATTCTCCTGGCGTGATGCGCCCACCGCGCGCGGATTTGCCCGCAGCAGCTGTAGGGATTGCCAACCAAAAGCCGTTCTGAGAGCGAATGAGCGGCCCCGTATCATGGGCGCCGACAACCACCGGCGCTTGCGACCAGACAAGCGCTGCAGCATTCAGGCTGGGCTTGCCTTTGGGGTATTGCGCCGAGCGGATGGTGCGCGCCAGCCGTTGTCCCAGCCCCGCACTGGTGATCTGCCCGCGCCAGGCTGTCTTGAGACC